AATACTTATATCCAATATCATTTAATTTATTACCTTCTTCGTCTTTCCAATTTCTCTGTTGTATGTCTGCTAATACAGTTCTATACTCATCAATTTCCATTGGTTAGTTCCTCGCATAATAAATTCATATGTACTACAACAGCCATTGCATAACTTACTGCATGTGCTTTCTTAAAGAAGTATTCACCGTCTGTTGGCTTGATCCAAACGTGTTCCATTATATGCGACCATCCTGTTGTTGCTAAGTGTCTTTTCGCTGGCCGGATAATCGCTAGTGTCGCTGCTAATTGACTTACCGAGGTAGGTTTCAATTGCCTCAACAGTTCTCCGTGCCCGTTCAGATGAAATACTTTTTTGTTGAAGTCGTCGTGTTCCAGCAGTTGCCATATTGGTTCCTTCTTCATTAATTGCTGTAATTGTTCTTCGTCTTTAATTTCTTTATATATAGACACATTCAAAAAATCTAGTTTAAAGTATCCTCGATCTTCTGCGTCTTTATAGTTAATAGTTGATAGTTCGTTAAACGGATTGTGTGGAACTTCAGTTACATACACTCCGGTGTTGTGCTTCTTGCCTGTAGGTAGTTTTGCAACACGATGCTTTATCTTAGATAAGAGAACATCTCGATTGGCAAAGTCAATATCAATATCAGGCATTTAGTACTCCGTTTATGATGTCATCTAGTGCTTTTATTGTTACATTGTAATGTAACGAATCTTCTTCACCCCATGTTTCACAATAGTCTTTTCCTGCCTTGTCTGCAAGTTCTTTACTGCTGTACACTCCGTGGAAACGATTCCATCCATCTCCCATTTTTTTAAAGGTATGCACGATATATATGTTAGTAGTTGTATTCATTTTGTAATTTTACGCAAGTTTTCTTGATTTCTTTTTAGCTATGTCCCATCTAAGTTTAGATACTCTGTCTTTAAATGTAATACCTTGCAAATGATCCCATTCATGTAAGAAGCATTTAGCTGAGTAGCCAACTACTTTAGTACTTACCTCTTTCAAATCTTCATCGTAGTATTTTACAAGTACTTCTTTAGGACGCTTAACTTTTACATATACGTTTGGAAAACTTAAACAGCCTTCAATATCTACTACTGTTTCTTCTGTGTGTTGTAGCACTACTGGATTAATACACATAACGGCATTATCAACATTTTCGCCCATTACAAATACTTGAGCATCTAATCCAATTTGATTTGCACTTAATCCAATACCTTTATTAGCTAACATAAAGTCTACCATTTCTTTTTTTAATTCTTTTGGATCAAAACCAGGATTCGACAAGTCTACATCGTTTACTTTTTTATCTAAAAGTTTATTAGGGTAATATATTAATTCCATCATAAGTTACTTTCCTTTACAACTTCGTTTACTGTCTCTACGTCAGCTTTTTGTCGTCTAAATCTCACTGCCCAATGTTCCGGATCCATAATATTATAAACCATACCTAGTTGTTCATTATTAAATTTTCCTAACATTTCCTTACCAGAACTACAATTTAATATAATCCAAGGACTTATTTTACCATCTTTAATATGCCAAATAGCTCTATTTAAACTTATATACTTAAAGTAATGATTCCATTGACTATTGTTTTCATCTGCCCATTCCATCATAGTTATTATTGAACGTTCTACTGCTGTTTGCATTCCTTCTTTTTTAATTAAGTCTAATGCATACTTTTCGTATAACTCTTCGCGACACCAATGGTCTAACTTTACTCCGCTTGTTACTACGTACTCAATGTATTTTTCTGGATACAAAGGTTTAACGTTTGAAACAAAGCTACCAAATTTTACAAATGCATTGTAATATTGACTTTTACAAAACTCTTCATACGTCTTATTAACTTTAGCACCCATACTTATTTGATAAAATTTATTAAATGTAATTAGGCCTAATTGTACACGTTTTTCTGTACGTTGCAATGCTCTCTTTTTCTGTTCACACATATGTACTGCTAAGGTTTTTTCTTTCATATAACCTGATTTGCAATATTCACATACGAACGGTTTTTCAGAACTTAACATTTTCAATTCCGTGTTCTTCTGCAAGTGCTTTAAGTTCTTTTTTTGTAGATATTGAAGCAAGTAATTCTACCTCGTTTTGTTTCATATTAGGATACATCTTTTCTAAGAATTTAAGTATTGTATTATTGCTTCCTGGTTTTTTCTTAAAACCAATATACGGATGGAATTTAATTTTACCCCAGGCACCGCTCATACAAAGCAACTGCCACATTAATTCTTGATGACCGTTTTCTTTACCAACACCAATAGTGTTAAAGTGTTTATTGTAGTATTCATTTGTTTTAAATACTGCAAGCTCTTGATCTTCTCCAGATCCTTGTACAGCACTTACATAACGATTAAGAAGCCAGAAGCTAACAGACTTTCTTTCTTCTAAAGATAACTCCTTCCAAACACTTTTAGCATTCATATCAATTGCTGCAAGTATATCTTTTATTTGGAGTTTTGCTTGTGCCATTCTTTAAGATCCTCAGGTGTATTAATTTCCATGCCATTAAAATTGACTTCAAACACAGACATATTATAGTTATTTTGTAGCCAACGAAGTTGTTCTAGTTTCTCAATGCTTTCTTCTTCAAATTGATGTAGTACAGGATATGTAGCTAATGCTTCACGAGTATATCCGTATACACCTAAATGATGAGCACCATACTCTAATCCAGCTCTGCAAAACCAATGAGCAGTATCATTAGTATGTATTAGTTTAACACTATTAGGATCTTTTTGCAAGTCCTTATTCATCTTAGTATAAACTGTTGTTATTGGTGCATCATTTACTGATAAACCATAAGCTATTTTTTTAATGATGTCAACTGTAATGTCAGGCATGTCTCCTTGCACATTAATAATTGCGTCATAGTTATCAATGTGCGGAAAAGCTGCACATCGTTCAGTACCGTTTTCATATTGTGTATCTTGTATAATAAAATCACCATGTGGAAATAAACTAGCAATTCTTTTGCTATCAGTAAGCACAAAGGTATCTAACCCCGTCTTACGACAACGATTGTATACCCTGCTTATCATAGGTTCTCCATTTAATAAAGCAAGGGGTTTATCAGGAAATCTTGTACTAGCTATTCTAGCTGGTATACAGATAGCAATATTTAAATGACTCATTTAATTTCCTCTTCAGTGTCCTTTATAGTATAATACATTAATAGAAGTCTGTCAAGTTGTATTTTAAATGCTTTATTATTTTTAGATAGTTTCATCATGTGTTTCCATTCTGCATATGAAAATAAATTACCTTGTTCTCTTGCTATCTCATCAGCGTTGCCGCCAATTACCCATCTTGGAATATTATTGAGTGGAGGGTCTCGATAACGAGCGAACACAACATCGTTGGCTCGCTCGTATATCAAAGTTTGTCCGGGTATAAGTTTACCCTTGTTCACCGTCTACTACTCTATCTTTAAGATATCGAAGTAACATTCCATAAGCTGGTAGGAATATAATTAGTCCAACTGCAATTTTTATTACAACTTGACTTCCTGCAACTTCCATCCAGTTAGCAGCCATGTACTCGTCTGCACTGTTTGCAAATGCAACGTAGAAGAATGCATACGTATCAATTACGTTTGCAGCAACAGTTGAAACTGCCGGAGCAATCCACCACTGCTTACTCCAGTTTTCTCTTAGATACTGGAATACATATACATCAAGAAATGTACCTACGCCATAAGCTGTTGCACTTGCAAAGCCAATACGTAGTGCTACACTTGTTGGTGCGCCTTCTAACATTACTACAGCAATAGAACCAATAATTGCTAAAGGATATGCAGCGGCAATAGTTGACCTTGCAATACTTTTGCCTAGCAACCTAACTGTTAAGTCAGTTGCAAGAACAACTAGTGGGAAAGTAAAGGCAGCCCAGGTAAGTTTAATTCCAAATATTTCTACAGGAATACTTACTAGTGCATTACTTACTGTAATTACTACTACGTGTAACAGTACTAACTTTAGTAGCATACTGCGATCTACATCTTTAAAAATATTAAACATAAAAGCTCCTTTCTCTATTTTTAAATTTTTGCACCAACAGACCTTCTCACAATATCATTGTGATTAAATTCTGCCCAGTACAGTTCAAAGGCTACCCCGTTTTCGAGACCTTCAAATTGGTGTACTTTCCCAGGCTTAACCTGAGTAAAGTCACCTGGACCAAGAATGGTTTCATCAACGAGACCTTCTTGATCATCCTGCCAAACTCTGACAATCATCTTGCCAGATTCAACAAAGAATCCGTTCCATTTAAATTCATGTTCGTGTTCACTGCAATTGAATCCTGCATTAAATTCAATCCGATGAAACTCCAATACACCATTAGCATGTATTAGTTCTGTTCCACCCCATACTTTTCCTGCTTTAATTCCCATTAACATTTTCCTTTTATAATATTAATCCGTAGTCAATAGTTTCAGACTGTCGTGATATTTCTTTAATGAAATATGCACATTGCGGTTTATTTCCTTCGGTAATCGGAACACTTAATAGCTGTCCGTTTTTAACTTTAGGAAAATACCATTTTACATCATTGTAAAAATTAGTAATTTTAATCTCAGCAAAGTCAACTTTAAAACTTGATAACGGATTAAACAAAAATGCTTCAAATCCTCTATTGTTAATACTAGTTAACGGTAGTACTTCTAAATCGTTTCCAGTCTGACTATCACCTACAGCAATTGACCAATCAAGTGGCATCATTATTTCATTGCCGTTAATTTCTAAAACCATTGCAGGTGCGTTAAAACTTTCTAAGAAGATTAGTGGAATAAAGAAAAAATCAGGATCCTTTGGGTCACTGTTATCTAATACAGAAAATCTTATATCTTCGTCTAGTTCGTCTGGTAAATTTGTAAGTGAAAAACACTTGTCTTCTAATGTTAAAATTCTCATATGTATATTTCCTTTAATTCCAATCTACTTTTTCAATAGTAAACGGATACTCTGCTTCTTTATAAAATTTCTTACGTTGAGTAAGATGCCGTTTTGCAAACTTACATGTTGATGTAAGATCCCAAATTTGAACAAAATCTTTATCCTTTGCCATACGCACACCTCTTCCTATGCTTTGGATAACACGGACAAAGCTCTTGCCAGGTTCGATAAGAACTAAGTTAAAGATACGTGGAATATTAATTCCTACTGATGCAACGCCGTATGTTGCAATAATAACTTTATTAGTTCCTTCTTTAATTTCGTCGTAAGTTTCTTTTCTATCTTTTACTTTTACTGCTCCGCTAACAAACGTGCTATCGGGTATTATTTCTGCTAACATTTCACCTGCACTAATCCTATCAACTAATATAAGTGTATTGCCTGATTGTGAAACTGTGTTTAATAATTTGCCTATATAATTAATTCTAGCTTCGTTAGTGACTAGGTATTTTAATTCTTCTTGGTAATTACTATGTGCAACTGTGTCAATTAATTGTACAACATTTACATGACAGTTTGATAGCACACCTTTATCTTGTAACTCTTTAGCACTTATATTTCCAATAACAGGTCCTAAACTAGCATGTATACTCTCAAACTCAAACTTTTCTTTAGGTACTGTACCAGTAAGTCCCCAGCGAATTGGAGCATTTCGTAAGTTGCGTGTTAGTAAATTTTTAAGTACTTCTGCTTTTGCTTGATGCACTTCATCAACAATAATTGTGCTTACACCTTCTAAAAACTCTGCAAGAGTTAATACTGCTGATCCGTCTTTTGTCTTCTTGTCAAGTATGTTTAAACTTTGCCAAGTACAAATAGTATGGGTTTTACCTAGCTCTTTTCTATCTCCAAAGTATACGCCTACATCTAAACCACAGTTAATATAATCCTCTTCGGTTTGTGTTACAAGACTTTTATTTGGAACTACTACAAGACTACGTCCGTATTTCTCTGTAAGTTTAGATAATGTTGCTGTAATAATAGTTTTACCAGCACCAGTTGCAACTTCTTGTAATGACTGAGGGTTTGATAAAAAATTATTAACTACATCAATTTGGTAGTCTCGCATGCGAATTGGTTGACCAGCTATTGGATGTCCTTCAGGCCAAACAGTGTCTCCCCAAAAGTCTTCTTTAATAGTATCAAACTGTAGATCAATTGGAATTCTTCTATCATCAATTGATGTAATTTCTACATTATTGTTCAGTAATACTTCTTGTACTACGTCTAAATGATTAACATATCCGCTACCACCTATACCAAAAAATGCAACTTTACCGTCCCATCTTCCAAGTTTATACTGCGGCATATACTTTGCATACGGAACTTCAAACTTGAGTTTATTTGCAATAGCTCGTCTAACGTCTACCGCAAGTCCTTCAAGTTTTATATTAACTTCATCTTCTATAACTAGTTTACATGTTGCCATATTATAATGTATCAGTCTTAATTCGATTAAATGGGCTTAGGTCAGTATCATAATGAATAATTAAATCTAAACACGATGCATAACTGTCTACTTTTGAATTCATTCTTTGACTTCCTATTGTTAATACTGCACTTGGTTTCCATGTGCTTTTAAGCAACGGCTTAGGAAACTTACTATTATTAATATACACTACTTTTGTAGAATTGTCAAGGGGATTATTTAACTGGTTATCTTTGATATATTCATTAAACTCTTTTCCATTATTATTATTATCAGTTCTAAAAAGAACACTCATATCTTCTTTAAAAAATATATTAGTTAGTCCTTTATGTACTGATAATAATCCGTCTAATGGTGCAGTAGTTGGAAGTATTACTAGTAACGGAAATCTATTTAATTCTAATAAACTTTCTAACACACGCTCTATAGGATAAACTAACGGTGATACAATTACATTGTGTGTTGTTCTAGTTACAATCTTTTTACTTAATATAGTTAATGCGTTTAGGCTTTGTTCTAATTCTTCTTGTTCAAAATAATGTAGACCTAGTTGATTTTTACGATCGTTGTATATTGCTAAGTTCTCTTTAGACGGTTCACCAATAGAGGAAACCATAAATTTAATAGCACTGTCGGATAAGTTTTTTAGCTTAAAGGAATAAATCCCAGGTATGTGATCTTCTTTATTATTATGCATAGCCTCTACTTTATTAAAATACGTTAGTAAATCTGGTTCAATATCAAAATTACTATTTTTAAAATTCTTTATAACACAAAACATGTTATGTTCATTAAACGGAAAGTAATGTACTTTGTCAATACTACTATAACTGTGTTCAGTAGCTTCGTGTTTTACTTTTTCAATTTGACTTATTAGTCTCTTATTAAAAATAAAACGGACAGCAATGACAGTGCCAGTCTCAAACGAAACTAATTGAATTGTTTTTTCTCTGTTAAGTTTTCGAATAGGAATACGTAACACATCGAGAGAACTAGTTAACTCGAAATCAAACATCTCTTGATAACTTATTAATTTAGTTTTAATTAATTCGTATTGTCTATCTGTTAACCCTACACCTTTATAAACTTGTCGTGCAATACTAGTTAAAATAGTATAATCTTCATTCTTAAGTTTAAATTTATCAGGAGTTGAATCTTGCAACCCAACTAATAATTCAAGACAATCTTCTACAGTACGTTCAATCATAATACTATTATACTTGATTATAGCTTAGAAGTCAAGTGTTTAAGTGGTATTCCTTGAGATATTTCTTCAATGGTATATTCGGTGTGAGCATAATCATTAAGCCATTGTGTTCGATCAGGCATTAACGGGTTCTCTATATCGTGCAAGAAGTCTATGTCGTTAGCAGCATCATACGCTAACGAGCTGGCACCTACAAACGCTGGAATGCCGTTAATGATACTATGCACACCCGGATTGCTAGAGTAGCTTATAGTAGCATGTACGTTGTCGAAGCCCATGTCAAAATCGTCATATGTATCTGGTATTTGCTTAGGTACTTGTCGATATACGTGTCGAAGACCTCTTTCAATTTCTGGCAACATACATCTTGGATGCGGTCTAAAGACAATAGGACGATCTGTGTGTTTACGTATTTCGTCGTAAGTGTGTAAAAACCAGTTACTCATACTAGGCATTTCGGCCCACTGTAAACTCTTATCGTGTTGTCCACATACTAAAATAAAATCCCCGTTGGATCTCCAAGGTTTACAAACCAGTCCCAGGTGAGCAGACCGAGCCCTATCATTGTTAAGCTCACTAAAGTAAGCACTTCGGTTAATCCCATTTAATCCTACTTTCCAAGTTATGCCTCGTTTGATGCCGCCGACTTCTAATACTATTGTCGGTTTGCCTTGTTCCCAGACTGCCTTGTTTCCTGCCATTCGTCCATTAAACAACACACTCCAAATAACATTAACATCGGCACT